CATAGGAAACATGCTTCTTTCCACACCATCATGATGACCATAGTTTATATTAAATTTAGCTAGTGGCATACTAGAGCTAGAAGGCGACCAATGATCTAAACCTTTACCATTATTTAATGTATCAAAATATTTTTTATTACTCATTGTTTTCAATGCCTTTATTTCATAGTTTTTCCACATTGTCTATACTTATTTTAGGGTTGATTTGTGGATAAATATACCTTATTGGTAATGGCGAAAGGAAAACAATGAAATTAAAAGAATGGATAAAAGAAGAAGGCTTAAGCTGTAGCGAAGCTGCGAGAAAAATTGGTATTCAAAACATAAATCCCGCCACTAATGTTTGGAGGTACTGCAATGGTCAGAGAATACCTAGACCTAAAGAGATGATTAAGATTTATAAAGCAACAAACAAAAAGGTACAACCTAATGACTTCTACGATCTCAAAATTTAAGCAAGTTAAGATTACTTGGGTTGATCCCTGTCAATGTGATGAATCTTGGACACCTGAAAGCGAAATACTTAACCATGATGTTGCAGAGTGCGAGGATGTGGGTTGGATATATAAAAAAACTAAATCAAAAGTATGGCTATTCACTTCTTACTCTGAAGATGAGTATGGTTTCTCTGTTGGTGGTCTAACTTGCATACCCACAGGAGTTATAAAGAAGATAAAGGTAATTAAATGAGGTTTATATATATATTACTGACAGCAATTATACTTACTCATTGCAGTAAAATAGAAGTAGGTGATTGGAGTTATGATCCTAAATCTGCCATGATCAGACTAACTTTTGGAGTATCAAAGTAATGACTTATGTTGGTTTGTTTGAAGAAGTGGATTTGCAAGATAAGATTAAACAATTAAAAAAAGAATTAAGAAAAATAAAAACTGATAAGACTAGAGGTCAGAATGATCTTGAAAGAATTATTGAAGAACAACTTAAAGAAATAGATACATTAAAAACAGAGATTGACATTAGAGAATTACAGATTGAAACATTAAAAAACAAAAAGGTATAAACTAATGGAAATCATTATTGGGATATTATTAATTTTATGGATAATGGGTAGTGTAGGTGGAGTATAACCCTTTACCTATATTTTGCACCATTAAACCTAGTTTTATTCATGGTTTAGGTTTGTTTGCTACAAAAGAAATTAAAAAAGATACAGAGTTAGGTCTTTCTCATATTGAGGTTGATGATGTTTTGTATAGAACTCCAATAGGTGGTTTTATTAATCACTCGGAAACATCTAATTGTATAAGAATTAAGGTGAACAATAAATGGTATGTAAAAACAAAAACAGATATTATGCCTGACCAAGAACTCACACTAACTTATAGATTATATAAACCTGAATGAGATTTGCTAAATACTTTGATAAAGATTTGTACTCAAAATGGCATAGGCTTTGGGATGGTATCGCTATGTGTGATGTGGACTCTGTTGAAATATGTAGAAATAAAGGCTGTTGGAGACCCCTTGCGATTATTGAACACCTCTATGATACAGGCTCGGATCAAAAGAAATACACCAATATAGTAGAACAGATAGGTAAAGGCTTAAATATCCCTGTTTATCTCGTATATTACAAAGAGGTAGACCCTGATACCCTTTCGTTCCGAGTTGCTCAAAAATACCCTATCTCTGGTCCACTAAAGGCTATGTCTGAACAGGAATGGGTCGGCACATTGTTTCATTTACAAGCTGAACACCAAAAGGTATGCAAATTTAAGAAATGAAACAAAAATACGATCCCCATATTAGAATTAGGTTCGATCTCTTTGACGATCCACAGTTTAAATCTATTCCTGAACAGCACAAAGCACATTGTTTATGTGTGTTAATATGTTTGCTAAAGTTTGTTAATAATAAGACACTCCAATGTTATCCACGCAAAGCCACTATATCTAGTATGACAGGTCTATCTTATAGCACTATATACAGAGCTACTATATGGCTTATTCGTGCCAAGATTGTGTCTAAAAAAAGGCTACCGAGTACATTGTTATATACAATAAACCCTAGATATATCGTGGGTTATAGAGAGAGTGGTCATATAGACAATAGGGATAGGTCAGGAGGACTTAGCGATGTGTCTGATAGCTCACTATATAAAAGAACTACCACTATAACTACCATAGATAAACTAATAAAAGAAGTTATAGATAAAGGAGGTGATCGTTCTAAAATAATTAGTACACTAGCTACTCTCCCTGCCGATACTTTAAATAAAGCCATTAAAGATAAAGACAATCCTTATTTTTGTTCTTTAGCCATTCAGGAACAATCTAATAAAAGGGGTAAGCTGGTGGATATTCCTAATGTTATTAATAATATAAGAAAGAAAACCCATTTTGGTTATCAGAGTAAGGTAAGCAAGACTAAACGAGATTATGACAGGAAGATTAAGTCAAAAGATTTATTGCGAGGCGATAGCAAAGACAAGTGGTAAGAGGTGTAGATGTAAAGGCTACTACACACCCACCAATAATCGTTTCCTTTGCCGTTTCCACAGAGGAGCTAAATCTTGGGATAGCAAGACAAGAAAATACAAAGGACTTTTTAAAAATAATAATGTAGAAATACAGAAGAAGATTAACATATTAAAAAACCTAGTTAATTTTAGAAACAAAACTGATGAGCAAATCAAAGAGTATATCCTCAAAGAAGAAAAACGATCTCATTCTTTCGGATATAGAACAAAATACTATTCTCGAAACTATTTACGCTGGAGGTCTGTCCATAGAAGTAGCAAGAGATTTAAAGATCAGCTTGATGAGTTTGCAGAAATACTTAGAAAGAAATCCAAAGTTTCAAGCTGAATTTAATAAGGCTCAGGAAGTAGGAATTAAAACTTTAGTTGAGAAGATGCTTCAAATATTTAATAGTGAGAATATGGATCTATCTCCCAATGAATTACTATTCTTGCGAGAACGTAAAGACTTTCTGAAATTTCTAGCTCCAAGATTGAGTTCTATATTCCAAGAGAAACAAAAGTTAGATGTCAGGTCCGACAGTAAAATACAAATTAGTTGGGAAGATAGTCCAGAATTAATTGATGTAAGTACTGATATAACTGACGTAGCAGAAACAGTACCTACACCACCAAAGGAATAGTTAATTTTTTATTGATCTATTCCTAATACTTTTTCAATACGATCTAATTTTTTTAATCTTTTAGATACATATTTCATATCTCTAATACAAGCATTTACATCTGCGTCATCATCATAAGACACTCTCTCAAAATGCTCTTGCAAATACATATCACAATTATTTAAATCTGAATGTATAGTTTTAACGTAGTAGTTTGCCATTTTGTACCCCTTGTTTTTTGTTTAGTTGTTTGTTTTTATAATGAGTATATATCACACCTTGTACACTCAATATATTTAGTATTGTTAGCTTTGCTAACTCCTCTAAATTTTTATTCCCAACCTTGCGATTTTCTATATTTTTTCCAATAGTCATTTTTCTTTTTATCCTTATACCATTGATAACCTAACACCACTACAGCTACCAATATAATTAATATTAATTGCTTTTCACTACTCATAAACCACCCATTCCAACTCATCAGTATAATGAACATTAGGATAAACTTCTTTTATCTGTTCGTCTTCATGATCAAAACAAGTATAATTATTGTGAAAATCACAACTCTTACAATCTTTAATTGGTTTTAAAGACGTAATAGTTGTGTACCTATCTGCTATTATTATTTTTTGCTTCTCGCTGCTCATTTATCCCCTCCTTTATATTTTCAGAACCACAGCTAACACAAACAGCAGTCATTTCAGATAGCTCATACCATGACCAATTTTTGTTAGGTTGTTCTTGAAATTCTTTTAATAGTGTTCCTTCATTACACCCACAATCTAAGCATTTCATTTGTCCCCCTTTTCTTTGTTATGCTTTTGGTCTATGAACTTCATGACATGACCCCCAAGTCTTATGCTGTATTTAAATGGGTTCATAGCTGACCAATTATCTTGCGGATCGTTGTTGGATAGATCAACCCCATTCTTTTTCTTAACGTAGTCAATCAACCATTGAGATAGTTTATTTGTCATTTACACCCCCTAAGATTATATAAGACCAAAATATATACAGAGTTATTATTGGTATTATTTCAAGTATAAACATTAAACCCCCTCTTTTATTTGAAATTTTAAAATGTGTTCTGTTTTAGATTTAGGATCTCTCATTTTAAAGATAATATCCCTTACTATTTCTCTATCTATACTATCACCATCAAAATTAAGTTTCATTTTTGATATTCTAATTTTAACAGCTTTTTCTACTTCTTTCATTGTTAGATTATTATTAAAAAAATCTTTGTATATTCCTTCATCTTTTCCATAAAAGGACCATACATAGTTTTTAAAGTTTTCTATTTTTTCATTTATTGTTTTCATATTTACCCCTTGTTTGTTTTTATATTTATCTTAACCATTTTGGTTTTATTGTCAATTAAATAAACTCCCTAAAGTCTGGAGCTATAATTCCATATCCACCCCAATCTTTATGAATATTTTTATTCTTACTGAATTGATCGCACAATTTAAGAGCATAACCTCTAGGATCTCCATTAAAAAAGACTTCATTAGTGTTTAAAATCTTTTTAACTTTGTCAATTATTTTATCGGTTTCACTCTCAATATTTTCAGTAATACCATTACAATAGTTTTCAGCTAATCTATGAGCTTTATTTTCTAATCTTAATAGTTGTTTGCATAGTTTAACGCTGTCAATATCCAGGTTAAAAATAGCTTTTAGATTGTCGCCATGCTTTTGTATTTTATTATACATTATTTGTTTTTTATTCATTGTTTCCCCTTTGTTAGTTGTTTATTGTTCAAAGCTAATATAATTTCTAAAATTAATATTCTTAAAGAAATCTTTCTTAAAAGATGAATACATATACATCCACTCTTGAGGTTTTTTTAAACCTTTAACTTTAGCATTTTTAAAAGCTACTTTATGATCTCTTTGGTATAATTCACCACCATTAAGTTCATACATTGTTTTTACTTCTTTACTCATTGTTGTTTCCTTTGTTGTTTTTGTTGTCATAGCCATATTGGTAAACTATTAGAAATATAAGTCAAGCAAATAATAAGTTCAAAATGGGTCAAAGATATTAGTGTGATATAAATGCAACTGTGATAAATATACAA